CTCACGCGGTCCCGCCTTGCGCGATCAGTGCGCAACGCTCCTCATGCGGGTCTGCTCCCTACAGCTCGAGCGCGGAGAAACTAAGGACCTCGCCCCCACCGGCGGCGCCACGGGCCCCATGGTCCTCTCGGGCGGCGCGATTACGACCGTTACCTATCGCGTCTTCGACAAAACCGCAGACCGTATCGACAAGGCCATCCGAAACGAACCCTGGCGCGCGTTTGCTGAAGTGACCATGCGGGTCACCTTGGATCGTGACCCCGAATTCGAGGTGAAGCTCGACGGGGTCGAGGTGGAGCCCACCGACCGACACCGCTCCCCGGGTCTCACCCTTATTTCCCATCTATCCACCTACTTTCCCCTTCTCCCCCGCGCCTACGTCGGCGCGACCTACAGCCCAGACGGTGCCGCATGATGAAATGGTTCAAGCTCCGAAAGCCCCAGGACCCGGCTAAGCAATTCGTGGGCCGCACGCTCACTGCCTACCCCACCGCGACCGATGCCAGGTACCGCACGAATGGTGAACGGCTGGTCGTCGAGCATATCGCCGGGAACCTTCGGCACCAGACCATGTTTCAAATCAACCACTCGCACCTCGTGTCCATGCTGGACGCCTACTGCGAATTGAACCGCGAGCCGCTTCCGAGTGACGAACTGCATCGGGACTTTCTCTCGACAGTCTCTGAGGCAGTCGTGCCCGAAAGGAAAGCCAAACATGCCTAAAGCTCCGAAGGCTAAGGCCGCTTCCCAAACCTCGGGCATTACCGGCGTTGCCTTTACGGTCGAAGCGTCTAAGACGGCGGGCTTCGACAACTTCCGCATCTGCACGCTTTTCATCGTGGACGGCGAGATCGTCCACATCGAAAAAAGCCAGGAATATGCAGGATTTGAGACCGTGGCCAGGACCGAGATTCTAGTCTCTGGCGCCCTTTGGAACCTCTCGTCCCGGTATCGGCATGGGCTCATTCAGTCCCTGGGGGGCGAGCATCGCGATGCGCTCGTGAACCGTCTCAAAAAGACGGACCCCGCACTTCTCAAGCGGATCGCACCGGCGCTCAACCTGCCCGTGGGGGCCGCCTGATGGCCACTGTCGCTTGCGTCTTCATTGCCGCCTGCGCTGTTCTCGCCCTCCAATGGCGGGACCACATCCATCAGCGCGTCATGCTGGCCGAGGGGCGGCTTCTGTACAAAGTCGAAGCACGCGTATCGGCGCTCGAGCGAAAGAAGCCCGCCGAGTTTGACGCAAAAGCGTTTGAGGATCTGAAGGGCAAAGTCGAGGCCCTTCGTCTGGCCCAAGGACTCAAGCGTGGCTAAGCCAGGACGCCCTAAGATCGAACTCGATCGTGAGCTCATCACGAAGCTTGCTCGCATCCAGTGCTCCAACCCCGAGATCGCCGCCATCATGGGCTGCCATCCCGATACGCTCCGCGACAATTATTCCACCGAACTCGATAAAGGTCGGCAGATGGGGAAAACGAGCCTGCGCCGAAAGCAGTGGAAAGTCGCCATGGGCGGCAACGTCGCCATGCTGATCTGGCTCGGAAAGCAATACCTCGATCAAAGCGAGAAGGTGAAGGAAGCTCAGGAAGACCCAGACCGTCCGCTCGAGGAGCGTTCGGACGAGGAGCTTACCCAGCTTCTGGACGCGAAGCGGAAGGGCGATGCCCAGTGAGGCCGACCGCGCCCTTGAGATTCTGGCTCGCCGCGAGTTGTATCGCAGGGGCAACCTTAGCCATTTACTCCACGCTGGCCAGCTCAAAATCCGCTCGGGGATCTGGGGCCTTCCCCGCCAGGTTCAGCCCATTCTTTGCGCCCGTGGATTCGGAAAGACCTACCTCGGATGCGCTGAGGCCGTCGCGCTCTGCAACCGCAAGACCGCTCGCGTCAAGATCGGCACCGAGTTTCAGACCGACCTCGAGGAGTTCATTCTCCCGAACTTTGAAGCAGTCCTTCAAGAGTGTCCCGCTGATCGACTCCCTCGGTGGAAGTCTTCGGGGAGTAAGTACGTCTTTCCAAACGGAAGCGAGATCAAGCTCATTGGTCTTGACCGAAAGCCAAACGGCCTCCGGGGCACGCACAAGACCGACCTCATTATTCTCGAGGAGGCGGGTTTCATTTCGAAACTCGAGCAGATTTATTACTCCGTCATCGTCCCGACCACGATGCACCGGCCCGATTGCCGGATCTTACTCCCCACCACGCCGCCCGAAGCCCTCGATCACTTCTTTTGGACGCTTTACGACCAAGCACAGCTTCTTGGCGACGTGCCCGTCTTCACAATCGACGATAACCCGCTTCTTAGGCCCCCCGACGTCGCGAGGCTCGAAAAGGACATGGGCGGTCGCGGGAGCACCGCCTTTCAGCGCGAGTACCTGTGTAAGCGCATCCCCGACGGCACCCGTCAGCTTACGCCCGAGTTTTCAAAAGAGCGGCACGTCACTGAGTGGAAGCGCCCGGCCTACTTCGATTATCTCATCAAGACCGAATCCCTCGATACAGGCGTCAGAGACCACACGGTTCAGCTTTACTCAGCCTATGACTTCCCGACTGCAACGCTTCACATTGAAGACGAGCTCGTCCTCAGCGGGAACGACGTCCTTACCGACGCGATTTACGACCGCACCGCCGAGACCGAGCGCGCCTTGGGCTACGGTCGCGTGGACCGATGGGCCGACAATAACAACCTCATCCTCATTCAGGACCTGGGAAGCCGTGGGCTCAAGGACGGAAGCGGCAGGTATTGGAGACCCACGGCCAAGGACGCGGTCGAAGCGGGCGTTAACCTCGTTAGGCTTTGGCTTAAGCAGGACCGGCTTAGGATTCACCCCAGGTGCCGCTTTCTCATCGGGACGCTTGAAACGGCGCTTTGGAATAAGAACCGAACCGACTTTGACCGCTCCAAGGTCTTTGGTCACGCCGACGCCTTGGCCGCCCTCATTTACCTCATCCGAAACGTCAACACCCGGACCAACCCCATCCCGGCCACGTTCCAAGTCGATCTGGACAACACCTTCATTCGAAACCCGCACGCCCTGGATGGCAGTGCTCGCGTCCTCGCCGAAGCCTTTGGCATGAAAAGGAAAGCACCATGATCCCCAAAAGCCCCAATCAAACGCCCGAGTACTTCGCAAGCATCCAAGACCCCAAGAGGTACGTGGATGCTTGCCTAGAAAAGATCGCCGATTGGCGCGAGTACTGCACCTCACGCGGCCTTGAGGACCTTTGGACGCAGAAACTTTCGAACTACTACGGCCTCTCAAAAGATGGCTACTCAAGCTCGAAAGCCCTCTCGGGCGGCACCGAGGGGGAACTGACCAATATCAAGGTCAATGACCTCCACAAGCTCATTCAAGACCAGCTTGTGGTCATCACGGCGACGCGTCCTGCGGGTGTGGCAAAGGCCGTGAACTCGGATGTGACCTCGCTTAAGAACGCCCGCATCGGGTCGGCCATCGCCGAGTTTTACCTGTCTCAGTCGGGTTTTGAGCAGAAGTTTGTGAACGCCTGCGAGATCGCGCTCACGATTGATGAGTCCTACGTGGACATCTCGTGGAACAAAAATGCAGGCGACGAGGTGCGACCAGACGGCGACCCGAACGCGATGACGGCCACTCCCTCCGAAGGCGAGCCCCCACAAAACGCACCGGCCCCGCAAGCCACGCCAAACATGATCATGTCCGGGGATGCCCAGGTCCGCGTCCACGTGCCCTATAACGTGGCGCGCGATTACGACATGACGCCCGATAACCAGAAGTGGCACATCTTTTCCGTTCTGGAAAACCGCTTCGACCTTGCGGCCATGAACCCCAAGTTTTCCGAGCAGATTCTCCGAGCCGCGCAGGACGAAGTGCCTCAACTGAAGCTCCAAGAACGAGCGGGTGAAGACTGCGTGTACATGCACCTGGTCACGCATGACCGGACGCCCGCCGTGCCCCAGGGGCGCTACAGCCTCATCGTGGGCGATACGCTCATTGCGGACATGCCGCTCCCGTACCCGGAGTACCCGGTGGACCGGCTCACGCCAGGCGACGTCATTGACGGGCCCACAGGCTACTGCCCATCAAACGACGTCATGGCCATGGAACAGGTCACGGACGCGCTTCATAGTATTGTGACGACGAACAACGTGACGTTTGGCGGTCAAAGCATTGTGGGGCCCCCGCTCACGGGGATTACGGTCTCTGAGATCGCGAAGGGCTTACGGTACTTTGAGCTCCCCCCGGACCTGATCGACAAGCTTCAGGCCCTGAACCTCACGAAGACCGCGCCTGAGACCTACGCCTACATCGACAAGCTTGGGCAAAAGAAGCAGGAAGTTCTTGGGTCAGTCGCGGGCACGATTCAACAGCAGGCCGCGCAAGGGGCGTCTGGCTCCGCCATGGCGCTCGTTCAGGCGCAGGCGGTGCAGTTCAACTCCGGCACTCAGCGCTCCTACTTCCGGCTTCTGTCCCGGGTCATGACCAAGTTGATTGGGGTCCTTCGGGTTTATGCTGATACACCGCGCGTGGCTCGGATCGTGGGGAAGCTCAAGTCCCAGGGTCTAAAAGAGTTCAAGTACACAGGCCAGGACCTGGGGTCCATCTCGTCGATCGTTTACGAAATGGTGAATCCGATCAGCCAGACACTGGGGGGCCGCATGCAGCTTGCCCAAGACCTGATCCAAAACGGCATGATCACGAGCCCACGGCAGTACCTAACCGTGGTTGAGACTGGGAACCTGGATGCGCTCACGGCGCCCGACGAGGACATCAATCTCCTCATCCTCGAGGAGAACGAGTGGTTGTCTGAGGGAAAGCCCGTCCGCGCCGTCGTGACCGAGAACCACGCGAACCACATCAAGTCCCACATGTCCGTCATCGCAAGCCCGGGCGCCAAAGAGGACCCAAACATCGTGCAGGCGACCTTGGACCACATCCAAGATCACTTGAACCAGTGGCAGCAAGCGTCGATGCAAAACCCGCAGATCCTACTCGCGACGGGCCAGCAACCCCTCCCGCCGCCCCCACCTCCGCCTGGCATGTTGCCGCCCCCAGGCCCCGGTGGACCCCCCGGGCCAGGCGGACCGGCTCCACAAGGCCCCGGCGGGCCCCCGCCTCCGGGCGGCCCAAACGGCCCGCTTGAATCAAAACAACCCTCGCAACCGCAGATGCCCAAGAACCCTGCAACCGGTGAACGCGCCGTCGTTCCCGGCGCCCCGCAATAAAGGAGATCCCCCATGGCCGAAGCCGCCGCCCCCGCACCAGCCGCCCCGTCGTCCAGTTCCGCCGCGATCAACACGCCTCGAGCGGGCGCCGCCCCATCCGCGGAAGCCGGAAGCCCAGCCCAGGGTGCCGCTGGAGGCGCTACGGGCACGCCCCCGGCCCCGTCTGAGCCGCCTAAGACCTGGAAGCAAAAAATTAATGGCAAGGAACGGGTCTTTACCGAACAGGAGCTTCTGGACCGCGCCTCCCAGGCGGAAGCCGCTCAGCAGCGGTTTGAAGAAGCGGCCAAGATGCGAAAGCAGGCCGAGTCCGTCATTGGGCGCCTCCGGGACCCCGATCAGGTCATTGAGGCCCTCTTGGACCCAGCCTTGGGGCTATCGAAGGACCAGATCCGAGCCAAGTTTGAGGACTGGTACTCTAAGGAGTTCATTGAGCCTGAACAGTTGACCCCAGAACAAAAAAAGCTCCGCGAGGCGGAGGCCAAGCTTCAAAAGTACGCCCAAGAGGAGAAGGATCGCGAGGCCCAGAAGCAACGCGATCAGCAAGAGGCCATGACGGCCAAGGCTCGAGGTGAGATTCAGGCGCAGATCATTGAAGCACTCCAGACGGGCGGGCTTCCCAAGACCAACTTCACCCTTCGGCGCCTGGCTTACTGGATGCAGCGCAACCACGCGAATGGCTTTGACGCACCGACGTCTGTCCTGGTTTCGCAGGTCAGAAACGAGTTCAACACTTCGCTCAGGGACATGGTCGAAGCCTCAGACGGTGAGGCCCTAATCAAGCTCCTGGGTGACGGGCTCGTTCAGAAGATCCGAAAGTACGACCTCGACCAGCTTCGGAAGCTCCGAAACGGCGGTAACCCGGCGCCCCCAGCCGAGACTGCGCCGCCCGAGCAGAGTCGCGGACGCGCCCCGACCTCAGCTGAGGTGAATGACCGGATTCGCCAGCTTCAGCGCACGGGCAAATACTGACGTAATTCCAGATATTTGCGCTGGTTATTCGGCCTCTTTAGCAAGTGGATAAGGGAAAGCGTTTTTCGACGCCGCAGCTAACCCCATTGGGCGCAGCGGCCAAGCGGCAAACGACCTCGAAACCAGACCGAAAAAGACCCTCCCTTAACCGATGCGAAGGAACGCGCAAAAATGTCAGTAACCAACACTCCCCAGACCCTGGTCGGGGATTTTAAAAACCTGTACGAAAAGTCTGGCCTCGTCGAGGCGATCCCGACCTGGGCCCTCGTTCAAGACCGTTTCCCCTTCAGCGCCGCCGAGGCGACGGGCGAATACTACGTCTTTGGCGTGGTGCTTCAGCGTGAAAACGGGTTCAGCTACGCTCCCTCGAGCGGCGCAAACACCGTCGTCACCATGAACGCCGCGATTGCGGGCTACGTGGGGCAGGCCAAGGTGGAAGGCTACGCCATCTACCTCCGCTCCCGCCTCGACTACGCCGCTGCCGCGAAAGCGAGCGCCAAGGGCAAGAAAGCCTTCGCGCAAGCCTACGCTGCGGTGCTCAAGAATATGAAGGAGTCGCACCAGTTCCGACTGGAGTGCTCGCTTCTGTATGGCCGCGACGGTATCGGTGTGGTGAGTGGCAACGCCACGGGCGTCCTCACGATCACGGATGCCTCTTGGGCGTCCGGCACCTGGGCGGGACTCAAGGATGCGGTCTTGGAGGCTTTTGACTCCGTCGCCGCGAGCGCGAACCAACATAACGGGGACCTCACGGTCAGCGCCGTGTCGATCGGTAGCAAAACCGTTACCGTGACCGGCACGAGCACGAACGTGGTGCAGAACGATATTCTGTACTTCAAGGGTGCCCGGACCACGACTGGGTACAACGAGTGCGCCGGTCTCTACCGGATTCTCACGAACGCGACCACGCTGTTCAATATCGACGCTGCGTCCTACCAGCTTTGGCAGGCCAATAGCTACCCGGTGAGCGGCAACCTGAGCCTGACCGCGATCATGCAGGCCGCCTCGATCGGCATGGTCTTTGGGCTCGAGAAAGCACTCCTGCTCTGCTCGCCGTCGAAGTTCGCGCAGCTTGCCTCGGACGAGGCGGCCCTCCGGCGTTACGTCCAAGACCAGCGCGATACCAAGCGCGGCGTCAAGGGTGTTTCGTTCATCATGGGCTCGGTCGATGTCGAGATCCTGCCGCACCCGCTCGTTCGGGATGGTTCGGCCATGATGCTGAACGGCTCGAGCGTCCAGCGGATCGGCGCGACGGACATCACGTTCGCCATGCCGGGCTCTGGTTCCCAGATGGAAGTGCACGTGACGGACACCACGGCCTTGGAGATCCGGTCCATGTCGGACCAGGCCATTTTCTCGGACATGCCTGCCTCGTGCGTCTTGATGTCCAGCATCACTTGATCGGTCTTCGCAATCACTGGGGCCCCGGAGATGACTACCCATTTCCGGGGCCCTTCTTACGAGAGGAATCGAGTTCATGGGTCAACTAAACCTCCAAATCGCAACCCGCAGGGATGATACGACCCTCAAGGCGTATTTTGAGACGCCTGGCTCCAGTGCGAAGCGATCCATTGTCCAAAACATTCTGAATTTCATCACGAGCTTGAGCACCGGCACTGAGCTCGGTCCGTCCGGATCGGCGCCGTCGGTTGCCGTCTCGATTGAAGGTCAGGCCGTCGCCGCAACCGCCACGATCACCCAGACATCAACGGGCGCCGCGAACACTCAGACGCTCAACATCCTCAACGTCACTTTCACCGCTAAGACCTCGGGTGCCGCCGCCGGAGCTGCTGAGTGGAACCGAAGCAACACGGTTGCGACGTCGGCGACGAACCTCGCCGCTGCGATCAACGGCTATGCGGCGTTCTCCGGCATCGTGACGGCGTCGGCGTCTGCCGGTGTGGTCACGATCACCGCCGCCCAGAAGGGCCTCATGGGGAATGGTCTTTATACCGCTAACATTGACTGCGCGAACACGACGGTCGTCAGTTTCGCGAGCGGGGCGGCTGATCCGACCGCACTGACTCTGAGTTTTTAAGGGGGGCCATTGGCCGTTAACGTCGTCCTGAACGGAGTTTCTTACTCCATCCCGGAGCCGGGCGATACGGCCTGGGGGCAGGACCTTACCGATTACTTGGTTGCCCAAGGCTCTGGCCTTCTCCAAAAGGCCGGGGGCACGTTCACCCTCACCTCTGAGGTAGACTTCGGGACGACCTACGGCTTGAAGTCGGCCTATTTCAAGTCGCGGGGGACGACGCCGTCAGCCACAGGTGTCGTGCGGCTTGCGAACGCTGAATCGGTCTCTTGGCGCAATGCTGCGGGCGGCGGGGATTTGGCTCTTAAGGTCAACTCCTCAGACCTTTTGGAGTTCGCGGGCACCGCGATTCAACCGGCGGGGAGCTACATCACGTCTTTGACTGGGGATGTGACGGCGACGGGCCCGGGCGCTGCGGCTGCCACGATCGCGGCTCTTGCGGTGACCAATTCCAAACTGGCCGCAGACGCCGTGACGAACGTCAAAGTCGCCGCTGCTGCCGGGATTGTCTACTCCAAGCTCAATCTGACCGGTGGAATTGTCAACGCGGATGTAAACGCTTCGGCGGCCATCGCTTATAGCAAGCTGACTCTAACTGGCTCGATTGTAAATGCGGACGTCAATGCGTCTGCCGCCATTGCCTACTCAAAGCTTGCTATGACTGGGTCCATCGTTAATGCCGACGTCAGTGCGAGCGCGGCCATTGCCTACTCAAAACTAAACCTCGCCACGAGCATCGTTAACGGGGACATTTCGGCCTCAGCGGCCATCGCGTTGAGCAAGCTTGCCACGGTGACTGCATCTCGAGCACTCGTCTCAGATGGAAGTGGGCTCATCACTGCCGCAGCGGCTACCACAGCGACTGAAATCGGATACGTCAACGGCGTCACATCGGCCATTCAGACCCAGCTTGACGCCAAAGTCGCGAAAAGCGCGTACACCGCCAAGGGCGACCTTCTTGCCGCGACTGCCGCGTCCACGCCGACCGCGCTTACGGTGGGGTCTGACGGGCAGATTTTGACCGCCGACTCGGCATCTGCCGCTGGCGTTAAGTGGGCGGCGGCAGGGACAGCGCCCACTCAGTCCTACGAGCTCAATAACCTGGGTATCGCTGTTTCAATCGCGTCAAACATCATTACCGTAGCCGTCAAGCAAGCCGACGGGTCGAGCGATCCGAGCACTGGCGCATCTAAGGTCTCTGTCGGCTTTCGTGGCGCTACCGGCACAAATGGAAACTACGACATTGTCGACCTGACTGCGGCGCTTTCAGACACGATCGGCACCGCGGCGAGCCTGGGGGTCCTTACCGGAAAATCGGGCTACGTCTATGTCTATCTGTTCAATAATAGCGGGACCCTGACGCTGGGCTTTTCCGTTCAGGAGTTCGATACTGGCTCACTTCTCACAAGCTCCACGACATCGACGAGTGCCGCACTCATCTACCAGCACGCGGCGCTCACGAGTAAGCCGGGGCGGCTGATCGCACGCTTTAGTGCGACCTGGACCTCTGGGACTGGGTGGTCATCAATCGGAGAAGTGTCCTTAGTGCCGTTCCGCAGGATCGCGCCCATGTTTAGGGCCGCCAAATCCACAGCACAGACGCCAAGCGGCGAAACCACGGTTACGTTCGCGTCTGGTGACGTCACCTTCGACAACACAAGTGGCTTTGATGACGCAAACGATCAGTGGATTGCGAAGGACGCTGGCTATTACGGGATTAGTACCTCCGCATCCAGAGCGTTTGGGGCCAGTAACTGGATCGATAGCGGCTATCGGATCAGCGGAGGGACATCCGTCACCATCGGCGCCGCATGTAACGGCTCCGCAGGCGTAAACAGCATGAGCTATGACGTGGCTTTCTTGGTCCCTGGCGACACGGTCCAGATGCGGTTTCAGACGGACGGCAATAACCAAGGCACTAGCTTCGTATTCTCAATCGCGAAACTTGCCGTGGGGGCCGGTTACTAATCGGGAGAAACTATGGCGCGCCTAAAAAACATCCTTGAAAAATCAGAGACCGTCGCGACGATCGTGACGACCTATAACGGACCCTGGTATGACGTCTCTGGGTGCTCCGTCTTTAGCGCCCAGTGTGTGGTGGACGTGAATACACCCGCACCGGCTGACTTCACCGCTAACTCGGCAACCAGCATCTTTACTGCTGCGGCAAACGGATTCACGACTGGACTTAAGGGCCGCGTTTCTAACTCGGGCGGCGGGCTCCCGACGGGGCTAAGCGCGGGCGTGGATTACTTCGTCATCGTCGTGACCGCGAACACGTTCAAGCTCGCGACGAGCCTTTCGGACGCCCAGGCCGGAACGGCGCTCACTATCTCAACCAACGGCACTGGCACTCAGACCTTCACGCCGACCTCCATTGCTGGTGGGACCGTCAAGCTTCAGAAAACGAACGACACGAGTCAGACCGCAGTCGACGAGGGAAGCGCGACCAATATCACGGCGGACGCCTCCCTCGTGCTCGAGAAGGTGGACCCAAGCTGCAAGTACATGCGCGTCAGCTACACGCTCACGGCTGGGTCTTTGAGCGCGACAAACTACATCTTGGGCAAAGGGATTGACGGGTAAAGGGGGATGAAAATGGTCATGGGCGGCGGCATGGACGCAAAGAAAAAGGCCCTCGAGGACCTCATGGGTCACCTCGATGGGAAGGATGGCGAGGAGCTCGGCGCTGCGGTGAAACCGAAAGCCGTCGAAGTCACGAAGGTGGGCGTGGACGCCGACCCAGGGTCTGACGACGGGTCCGGGGCCATGTGTGAGGACGAAGGCAAAGGGAAACTCAGCCCAGAGGAAATTGAGGAAATCATCGAAGCCCTGCAAAGCAAACTCGGCTGATCGAAAGAGGTAGGCCCAGGGACTGGGGATGAGCGCCAATACTTATACCACGTCAGACCTGATCAGCCTGATCAAACTCCTGGGGCATGTCCCCCAAGGCAACTCCACGTTCACTGCGACCGGCCTTCTGACGCTTGCTGATTTTGAGCTTCGGACCGCCATCGCGAAGCAGCTCAAGGAAACGAACGAGGGGTACTTCCAGACCTACGTTGAGTACGACCAGAACAGCACCGGCGAGTATGCCATTCCGTCCGACGCAGTCGCGGCCTCCATTTTCTCGCTTCAGATCCGTAACGGTCAGGCCATTTGGCCGGTCTCTCGCCAGGAAGTGGAGGAGATGACCACAACCACGTTTCCGTCGGTCGGAAACTGGAGTTACCTGATCCGAAACAACACGATAGTCGTACTCCCCATCCAGTTTAGCGGCGTGCTCCGCGTTACCTATGAGCGTCGGCACTCAAAACTGGTGACGACGAGCGCCTGCGCCCAGGTCTCGGCGATCAACGGCCAGGTTGTGACCGTGGGATCGGTGCCTGCTGGCTGGCTCGTGGGGGATTCAGTTGACCTCCAAGCCTCGCAACCCCAGTTCGACGTCCTCTCGACCTGCGACATCGCGGACATCACGGGTACTGACATCACGCTCACGGGCGATCTTTCCACCCTGGCAGTCGATGACTTCCTTTGCCTCGAGGGGCAGACGTGTGTCCCCCAGGTGCCTGTGGAGTTCCACCAGCTCTTGGGCCAGCGCGTGGTCTGCAAGATTTACGAGCTGCAAGGTTACATGGACAAGCTCAAGGCCGCGAAGGCGATCTTGAGCGAGATGGAAGCGAGCTTGACGGCGCTTGTGACGCCTCGGACCACATCCTCCCCGAAAGTCATCAACCCATCTTGGGGGGGACGAAAGCCGGGGAGCGCTTGGGCACGCTTCAACCCGCCTGCAGGGCGTAACGGGACGTGAGGACGTGAATGGCTCAGTCCCAAAGCGTCAACCTCTCAGTCGCCGGGCTCTATACCGCGCCCAATGACTTTAGCGGCGTCCCGCCGGGCGCCATGGACGAGGCCACGAACGTATCGATTGATCAAAAGAATATCCTGGCCTCGCGCCGTGGCTTTGACCACGTGGTCGGGCCCATCTCGGTGAATCCTATCGTGGTCGCGAACCGTGGGACCACGTTCTCGACGAGCCAAATCGCGGACACCGCAACCGAGTACGTCATCAACCGGCTCAGTGATGGCACGCTTCAGCGATCCCCCGGGCCCGGTGAGACAGATACGGACTGGGTCCCGTGGAGCGGTACTTTCGCGGACCCGGCGAGTGACGCCAAGCTTCGGTTTTTTGAAACGAACCGGCGGAAGTATGTCCTCACGAGCGACGGGCCACAGATCCTGGATCTTAGGACCCTTTCAGACGGCGGAAATGTGGCGACTGCGGCGGGAGTTCCCAAGGCCCTAGACCTTGTGGCGACCGCTCAAGACACTCCCGGCTTCCTTTCGCCCAATGTGGCCGCGACTCCGATTGCTACCGTCACCGACTCAAGCGAGATCCTGACCAATATCAGTGACCTGACTGACATTGAGGTGGGGATGTACGCCTCAGCGCCTGGGGTCTTTGCGACCCTTGTCGTCCAGGATCTCACCTATACGTCGCTTGTGGACGGTGTCTTTGGAAACTCCGTCACGATTGAGTACGTGGACCCGGGCGCCCCGAGTTCGCCCCTTTCCGTCACCGTCACAGGGACGGCCATCTCCGTTTCGCTCGAGACCAGTTCGGGGAGTGCGCTGGTCTCAACGGCAGACGACATCGTGGGCGCGATTCAAGGCTCCGATGCGTCCTCACTGGTCGATGTGACCGTGACTGGGACTGGGTCAAACGTGCAAGCGGCGGCAGCTGCGGCCCCCTTGACTGGCGGCCTCGCGGGCCCGATCCCTGCGGGGACCGTCGTGGACTCGATCAATGAGTCACAGCCCCTCATCACTCAGACCGGTAATACAACGGCGGGCTCCGCCACAATCTCAAACCTCGCGTCGGTTGCGGGGATTGCGGCAGACATCCTGGTCTCAGGAGCCGGTATCCCAGACGGCGCCAAGGTTGTATCCATCACGGGCGGCGGCCCCTACAGCGTCGTCATTTCGTCCGACGCTTACCGCACCGCGACTGGGGCAGAAATTGCCTTCTCAACGCCCCCGAGTATCGTCCTCACGAATCAGGCGACCGATGACGCGACCGACGTCGTCGTGACGTTTTACCGAGGCTCCCAGGTCGGCTACCGGCTTCTTTTTATTGGGCGCGACTCGATCAACTCAGCACTTCTTTACGGCGCCCCGACGGGTATGGCGGTCGCGACCAATATCTCGGCTTCTTCAGTCGCCGTTTCCGTCACGACGAACCTGCCCGCAGACCTCACGATGGGGCCCGCCGTCACCCTGTACGTGCAGCTTTACCGATCGGACACGACCGAGGCGGCCTCACTTCCGCCCTTGGATCAGATGCAGCTCGTTTACGAGGCCGCCGTCTCAGCCGGGGACATTTCGGCTGGCAAGATCACGATCCTCGATCAGACGCCGGACTCATTAAAGGGTATCCCCCTTTACACAGGCTCAGACCGTGAAGGGATTTTGCAGGCAAACGACCCGCCGCCCCTTTGTAAGGACGCAACCCCCTACCGGGACATGATGCTTTACGCCAACTGCACCTTGAGGCCGTCACTCAAGGTCACGCTTTTGGGCGTTAGCCTTCCCGGTGGCTCGGGTCTGCAAGAGGGCGACGAAATCACGCTCACGCCCGCCACTGGGAGCCCAATCACACTGACTGCGGTGAGCGGGACGCCCTCGAGTGCTGGGGAGTTTAAGGTCGTGACGGCAGGTACCCCAGCCCAAAACATCACAGACACGACTAATAACCTCATTTCTGCGATCAACTACGCTCCTGGGCTCGCACCCGGAGTGAGCCCCGTGTACGCCTACCTGATTTCTGGCGCGTCGGACCTTCCTGGACAGATTCTCCTGGTCTCAAAGTCCTATAGCACCGTCACGGTATCGGCCTCCGCCCATGGGGGCACGGCGTGGACGCCGTCTTTGGCGCCAGCCGACGCCGCAACCCTTACGTCCGAAAGCCTTCCCAACTCCATCCTGGTTTCGAAACAGGCCCAGGGCGTTTCGGTGCCCCAGGCGAACCAACTCTTGATCGGGGATGCCTCAAGCCCGATCGTGCGGGTCCTAGCCCTTCGGGAATACGCACTCGTCCTTAAGACGGACGGCGTTTATCGGATCACGGGTCTCACTCCGTCGACGCTGTCGTCAGCTCTGTTCGATAACACGACTCGGATCGTCGGCTCTGAGACCGCTGTGGTTCTCACGAACGCGGTCTGGATGCTTTCTAACCAAGGCGTCGTTTCGGTTGCCGATACGGGCGTGCAGATTCGCTCGGACCCAGTCAAAGACATCATGGACCGGCTCACAGGACCACTCCTTGACACCACGCGATCGGTTGCCTTTGCGGTCGCCTATGAGACCGAAAAGAAATACATCCTCTCGGCTCCCGAAACCGACGAAGACCAGTTTTGCCCGGTTCAATGGGTCTTTAACTACATCACGAATACGTGGGTTTCCTGGGACCGGCCCGTTTCGTCCATGCACGTGGCACAGAGCGCGGACCGGCTTTACCTCGGAAACGCGGATAGCCCCACCATCTCCCGCGAACGGCATGATGGGACCGCCGCCGATTTCTGCGATGAGGACCTTTCAGTGACGATCACGGCCATTTCGGGCGATCAGGTCACGCTGGACTCGGTGGACGGAGTCGGCGAGGGTGACGTGGTCGTCCAGACCGCCGAATTGCGTGCACTGGTCATTGGCGTGGATGCGGTGACGAACACGCTCACGGTGAGTGACGACACGGGCCTTTCCGCAGGGGCCGCGACGGTCAAAACCGCCATTTCGTCCAGGGTGCAGTGGAAGCCCGTTGTAAACGGGGATAACCCCGTCATGGCGCGCCAGTACTCGGAGGGGGCGCTCCTTTTCCGAAACACCCAGTTCAATTTTGGAACGATCGGCTTTTTCACTGACGCCGATAACTCGATTGAGTCAGTCGCGATTGTCGGATCGGCATCTGGCGAGTGGGGTTTTTTTGCTTGGGATGACGTGCCCTGGGGCGGTGTGATTCGTCCGCTTGCGGTGCGATTCTATGTGCCCCAAAACAAGCAATACGCCTCCCAGCTCGTCGCGATTCTCACGATTCAAAACGCGCTTTCCACTTGGACCTGTCAGGGGATCTCGATTTCCGCAAATCTCATCTCCCAAGAGGTGCCCAGTGCCACGGTTGATGCTTAAGTCTTTGATTTTAGGTGTTTATTGGGATTTTTTGCTGGATTCAGTTCTAAGGTAAGGGGGAAGGGGTTTCGTGGCTAAGGTTTCGCCGTTCAGTTCATTCCGGCTCGAGGACTTCCCTGGGCAAAGGGACTGGATCTCTACACTCTTTTTGCCGCTGAACACGATCCTGACCCAGGTGACCCAGGCCCTAAACGGACAGATCACGTTTGGGCAAAACATCCCGACTTTCACAAAGACGATCACGGGGACGAACGTCATCCTCCCCCAGACCTTCCAGGTTCAGACCGGATTTGTGGCTCAGGCCATGAGTGTTGCCCAGGCTGTAAAGGCCGGGTCCGCCGTCGCCATGGTGGGCGCCTGGTCGCAGTCGGGCGATACGATCACGGTCTCAAAACTCCTAGAAGTGTCTGAGTCAGGCGTTTTGCCGATTGATTCTGAGGCTAAGTACACGATCGTGATGAGGTTCACCTAAATGCCGTATTCCTTTGATCCCCTGGACGAAGAACAGAAGAAAAAGGCGCAGGAACAGCAGGGCGGTGCCGCGCCGTCCATGACGGGCGGGGGCCAGACCTTCGGCGCCGGATCGGGCGGTGGATTAAGCCAAGGGCCGCAGGCGGACAAGGGCGCTCAAACCCAGGGTTCGGGCTTTGTGGGCCTCGATAAGTACATGGCCGCGAACCGTGGCAACAACTTCGGGAACCAAGTCACCGGCAAGGTTCAGGGCGACGTCGATCAAGCCAAACAGGGCCTTGCAAGTGGGACTCAGGCGTTCACTGACGCCTCAAACCAGGGCACCACACGATGGAATGACGTTCAGGGTGACGTCAAAAACATCGTGGACAACGCGGGGAGCGGGACCTCCGCAGACGATGTATCGAAGTACCAGGGTCTTGCTGGTGCGAAGTACCAGGGCCCCGAAAGCTTCCTTGGCTCCGCTTACGGCACCGCAGCACAAGGAAAGGTCCAGAAGGCCGCGCAGGCTGGCCAAGCACTTCAGAGTGAGGGCGGCAGATTCGCGCTTCTGGATAACTACTTCGGGCGTCCGAATTATTCCATGGGCGAAAAGTCGCTCGATAACCTGCTTGTGCAAAACGCGCCCGGGGTAGCCGCGAAATCGCAGCTCATCGGAGGCGAAACGAAGAAGCTTTCTCGAGATGCTGGCCAGACCGAGCAGAGCCTCAATAACCTCGCCGCGTCGAACCGCCAGGCGACCCAAGACACGGCGAAAAACACGAAGGACTATCTCGGAAATGCCAATGCTGGTTTTCAGAAGGACCTGGACCAGCGGTATCAGCAATACAAATCAGACACCGACGCCAGTAATGCTGCAATGCGCTCAGATCTCGCCGATAATGCGTGGGACCAAAAAACCATGGCGGCGTTTGGCGTCACACCAGGCACCGCCCTTTGGGGTGTGAACGCCGGTAGCTACCTTCAAGACAACCCAAAGGCCTCACTTGGGCAATTCGCATCGGACCAGGACTACGCCAAATATCTGGCCATGGAGCAGCTTGCTGGTGAAGATCCGTCGTACCTATCCGCCGCTGACCGCGACAAAGCGGGCACGGGGGCCGCAATGGGCAGCTACACCGTAGATCAGCCGCGCTTTCAGAGCGATGTTCAGCAGGGCCACATGGCCTACAACTCGGCCATCCAGGGTCTTCACGATGACATCGACTCCACGATACAGAAGGAATACGACCGCGGCGTAAAGTTTGAGCCTGGCGGTACAGGCTATAACGCCGTCATGGCCCTGAAGTCGCTCGATCCCCAAGCTATGCAGGCCGCCTTGGATGCCTTCGGCGGGTACACTGGGGGACCAATCCCGCAGCTTCTGCAGAGGACCCTTGCTGGGCTACAGGCTACTGACACCCAATACGGTGTGAAGCAACCTATTACGTCAACCATGGGCGGCCATCCGGTCTACGGTGGCCACCTCTTTGGAGGGGTGTAAATGGACCCGATTTCGCTCATCCCAGGCGCATCCATCATCTCAAGCCTGATCGGCCTCTTTCAGGGGAACGATTCTGGCAAGTACATCCAGAAGGCCGTGGATGAGTTGATCAAGGTCAAGATCCCAGATCCAGCGCAGCAGAAGCTCGCTCTGGAGCGGTTCCACTCAGCCGGTGAACTTTCTCCCGAGCTCGAGCACGCCATTAAAGAGGACCCGTCCGCCTTCCAGCAAGTCGTTCAGAACACGAAGTACTCCCAGGCCCAAGATCGTGCGCTTGGGCAGCTTCAGTCCTTGGGCGAACAGGGCGGATTCAGTCTCTCGGACAAGGCCGGTCTTCAGCAGGAACTCCTTGAGAACGCCAACAAAGATAAGGCCAATCGAGAAGCGATCACGGACGAAATGGCCCGGCGTGGCCAGGGCGGCTCAGGGATGAGCCTTCAAGCCCAGCTTCAAGGTCAGCAGGCCTCCGGGGATCGTGACGCCATGGCGAGGCTCAGTGCCTTGGGGTCCGCTCATGACCGAGCCCTCCAAGCGATTCAAGGCGCGGGTACCCTCGCGGGCCAGATGGGGCAGCAGGATTGGCAGCGGAAAAGTGACGTCGCGACCGCTCAGGACCGAATCAATCAATTCAATACCCAAAACGCGCAGGCTGTTCAGGAGCGGAACGTGGGCGCTCGGAACCAAGCGGCGGCGGCGAACCTCAATAACGCTCAGACCGTCATGAATCAGAACACTCAGCTTTCGAACCAGGAGCAGCAGTACAACAAGGAACTCCTTCAGAAGCAGTACGAAAACCAGCTTCAGAAATCCAAGGCGGTTGCAGATGCCTACACTCAGCAGGCTCAGCAGGCCAATCAGAACAGCGCCAACAATAAGCAGGCGTGGGGTGCGGTGGGAAGCAGTCTTGGTCAGATGGGGTCCACCATTCAGAACCAAAACAACTGGAACGACTTCCTGGACGCCTACAAGAACAAGAAAACGAACGGGGTGCAGTAATGGGCCTCTTGGATCTGGACGATGAAGACGAAAACGCGATGGGGATGGGCGAGGAGGCTCAGCCTCAGCCCGAGCGATCCATTGCAGGGCCCCAGACCCCCCGCGATCAGGTCATGAGCCGGATTGCCCAGGTCCGAAGCGGGTCAGGCGGTGAAACGCCCGGGGGTGAGGACGCGCCGGCGGACACGTCGGGCGCGTCGCAAGTCGCATACGACCCCGCAGCGGTGAAGTTCGCGCAGCAGAGTGCCATGACGGCCGGGATCGGTCGGGGCCTGAACGCGCTTGCCGCCGGTACCGGCTATCACCCAGACGACACGGGATACGCCGCGATTGAAAAGCGGGGTCAGGACGCCCTTTCGCAGTCGGCTGCGGTTCAAAAGGCGATTGCGGATCGCAAAATGAAGGCGGACGTTCTTGCGGCCCAGCTTAAGGAGAAATCGGCGGACCGCTCGCTGAAACAGCAGCAAATCGCGGGTTATAACGCCCGGACCGCAAAGATGGGCGACTTACAGGGTCAGCGCATGAATGCGGCCAATATCCGAGCCGCGAACACGATTCTGAATGACAAAAACATCCCCACTGAAGTCAAAAAGCTCCAAACGGCGCGATCCGCTCAGACCCTGATTGATGCGATTCGCTCAGGCGAGCTCACCGACTCTAAGAACGTGGGTCGCCAGCTGACGAACCTTCTCACCACGATTGAGATCGGTGCCCCGGGCGGTCAGGGGGATCGTCAGGCCATGGGGGTGGATACCCTGTACGGCAAGATCAAGGGCGCAATCAGCTACCTCACCGGGAGTCCAAACTCCACGATCCCGAGGGACTACTTGGACCAGCTTGAAAGTGAGGCACACGCCCTGGGGGATCGGGCGGCGGCGAACTACAAGGGACTCTCAGATAGCGCGCTTGCGGGGGCCGACCTTTCGGGCG